ACTTGATACCAGTAGCACTACCCTCAGTCTCTACTGTAGCAACAGCAGCACCACCAGATAAGCGTACACCAAGCAGATCGCCATAGGTACTGATAGATATGCTAGAGCTACCATCAGGCAATGCAATTAGCTGACCTTCTCCTGCTGTCGATAACGTGATACTTGATTGACCTGTACCACCATTTACCAACAACGTACTACCAGAAGTAGTAACACTGATACTAGCTGTAGAAGTAATACCTTCTATCAGGTCAGAATCAGCAGAAGTGCTAACGGATACACTACTACTTGCAGACGCATCTACATAGTTCTCAGAGCCATAAGAAGCTACGCCATATAGCGCAGCACCATATCCGTTATTTACTGGCATATTAAGCTACTGTAATGTCTAGCTCACCAGCATTGAAGCGTAGTGTGTCACCAGATGCAACAGTCTTGGATGCAGTCAAAGTGCCATAACAAAGCATATTGCCACCACTTACAGCATCAGAGATAGCAAAGTGTGTAACAGTACCCCAAGAGCCAGTAGCCTTTGGGAACTCGACATTTGCAGTATTGCTTGCAGTGTCACCTGTTACAGTAAATGCCATAGACTGACGAGCATAAGAGCCACCAGATACCTCAGTACCAGCGCCAGTGTCATTAGGTGCAGTTTTGTATAGACCTACATACAAAGTAGTAGGAGCAGTATATGCTGTGCCGCCAAAGACGTGACCAGCAATCTTGTTTTCCAAGTAGTTAGTAGCTTGGCTCATATTAGTAACCTCTAATAGTCATTTTAAGGCCGCTACCACTAGCAACCGATTTCCTGCTGTTGCGGTTAGCACGATCAACCGCAGCACGATATAGAGCTGCCCAACGCTGCTCCATCTCAGTATCCATTAAGTACATACCAGCTTGTAGTAGTGTACCATAAAGGTATATATCTGGGTATTTAGTCAGAACCCAGTTAGTTGTATTTGAGTCAGACAATGCACCAGCATCAGCAAAGTAAGCAAGGTCAGCAGAATAGTTACCATCAGGAGTAGGGTATAGCTCTAACTGGCCTGCATTGTGAGTGTAGAACTCAGGAGCGCCAGAGGCATCTTCGTTAGCTGCTCTCATGCTTTGCATTTGTGCGCGTGACAAGTAACGCATATCACCTGTACCGCCAGCATTAGTATGTATTCGTATTGTCTCTACCCAGTCACTAGGTAAGCCAATAAACTGACCATCTAACGTAGTCTCTGCTCGCTTCTCACCACGCCAATGACGTAACTCATCGCTAATAAAAGACTCTGCTAGTCGGATAAAGTCTGGAATCTGTGTGTCCAAGTCATCACGATTTAACCAACCAGATACCGAACTCTTTAATTCTGTGTAATTAGTAATAGCCATGTTACTGCCCTATTGATCCATGTTTTTCTTTGGCATACTGCATAGATAATCTATATAAATCTTCCATGCTTAGTCTGCCTACATTGGCATCGTATGCTTCAACCCCTGCTATATTCTCGTAGTAGTCTTGTATAGAGTCCTGTGGACGCTCATCATAATCACGAGACTGGTAATGACGAGCCATACGCATAAGAGAATCTTTTGGGAATCCTCTTGCTGCTGCATCATAGCCGCCAGCAAAATTAATTGCCATATCCATAATAGATCTATCTGTACGCTTGTCATCAGGGTTCATGCGCTTATAGTAATTAGAGAAATGCTCAGGGAAGCCACCATGCTTTGCTGACTCTAACGGACGCTTGATAACTTCCTGCAACTGCATATCAGAAAGATACTGTAATAAACCATAGTCTTTGAAAGGATCTTGTTGCATAGTAACCTCTATGGCATCAGCTCTAAAGCCATACCTAATTTATCCATAGCGTCTGCTTCTTCACCATAAGCCCAGCGATTCAAGACATTAGGAGTAGACTCAAACAGAGACCCTATTGGTGTATCAATAGAGCCTAGTAAACCAGCAGCACGTTGCAGTCTTGGGTTTCTAGCAGCTTGTATACTACCTACATCCCTAGTATCTGTTGCGGCTATCTGCGCTGCTCTGGCATCATCAGGACTCAAGGCGTACATAGCAAGTAAACCTGATCCAGTTGTAGGTAGGAATCTGGATGCTAGTATGCTAGAAGATGCTTGTTTTGTTGGGTCAAATTGAGCGTACTTTGATCGAATGTTTTTAGGGTCAAATACAATAGTATGAATTGTATCAGGATCTACTTCCATGCCCCTAAAAATGTCACCTTTATGCTTAATGCTATCAAAGCCTGCATCCTCTACAGCTTGTCTATATACTTCATTATTGATAAGCCGACCCATATCGTCATCAGCGTACCATTGTGTAGAGCGCATAATATCATCTAGCTTTGTTGCGGTTATACCATCAAAATCTTGAGCAGTCATAACAATATTTTCAATTAACTCATCAGACTCAAACCCATAATCATCTGCCTGACGCTGCAAAGATGATATAAAATCAACAAGCTCTCCTTGCGGATCTTCATACGACATAGCATCATGGTAACGCTCGTCAACAAGCTCCTCTATAGCATCCTCAAAAGCATCATCATCTTCATAGTCAGCTCTATCTATCTCATCTCTGATCTCATCAGCTAAGTCATCCCTATCAGGCAGGTCTCGCTCATAACGCATAAACGTGTCATCGTTTGTGCCTAAATCATAAGTCTTGCCTGTTTTTAGCTTTACAGGGTACATAGAACCTAGATTGTCGCCAGCAAGCTCTTTTGTAGCAACCCTACGTTTAAAGTTATCAAAAACTTCAGAATTACCAGAAGCTATTTTCTCTGCTTCTTTTTTGCTCATTTCTGGGTAAGATTCAAGAAGATCATCAATCTCGTATCCATCAAGCATTGAATCAAGCTCATCCATCCTTTGCTCAATCCTGCTTGTAAGGTCTGGCCCCATGCCAGCATAATGTCTGCTAGCGTCATCAGCACTACTCGTAAAATAATGAGAAGCGCCAAAGTGACCCTCTGGATTTAAGGTTTGAGCTAAACTAAAATCTTCTATATTGTAGGTTGATCCGTGAAAAGCATCATCATCAAATGACATAAGGCCAGCATCACGCATTCTTTCTTGTGTCGGCTTTATAGGCTGATCTAACAAGCCCTTGACTGCCTTCTTTCCACCTTTTGCGCCTGCGCTAAGTAAACCCATGATACAACCTAACAAATTAAATTAGGTCAATTATACCACGCCTTTAAGTCCTCGCCTAATAGGTCTGCGCTGACGATTACCATGTCTGCCTAAGTCGCCTGAAGTAAATGCCTGTGCCATCTGTCTGAGTGCGTCAGCAGCCTCAGAATGACCTTCAGACTTATCAGGCACATGACTCCATCTCTGCTCACTATTAGACCACTTACGTCTATATGATTTGAGATGATCTAAGCCAGCAGCACAGGATACATCATCAATGTAGATATATGGGAACATATCAGAAGTTTGTTGAATACCCCAGTTAAGCTCTGGGATACGGGGAACTATGTGCCACTTAGCACTAGGCATAAGCTCTTTAAGCATCTGTCTAGGTGACTTGTTACTATTCTGGCCCTGTCGTGTGTGGTCAGCATCATGTGGCAAGTACATATCCTCATAGATAAGGTCTAATGACTTTAACCACTTAACAGCATGATTGTATGGCTCACCCCATGACTCATAAAAGTGTATGCAGCGAAACTCCATGCCTACCTTTTGCACTACCCAGATAGCAGTACCATCACTGTTACCTATATCCCAGAACGTCATACAAGGCTGTGACTCAACAACTGGCATACTACCTATACGACCATCAGCATAAGACTTATTAATCTCTCGTAGCCAAAATGCGCCTTCTGGGAACTCTAGGAAGTCACCTTCCCAAACATGACCATAGGTATCTGGTCTGCGCTCTAAGTCCTCTTTACGCTCTTGATCTAGTACATCAGGAAACCAAGGGTTATCAGACCAGTTTACTTTTACTATCTTACTATTCTCAGGAGCTTCTAAACGGAATCGCTGGTGCGTAGCTGAATCCTTTTTCTCTGGATTCCATGTTACCCATATCTCTGAGCCTTCTTCACGCACAGTAGGTACTAGCTTACGCCATGCAGACTCAGATACGCTCTCTGCTTCGTCTACCCAGCATAGGAGTAACTTAGCCTTAGACTTGATGCTATCAAGGTTATGACGTAATCCAGCAAAGACGTATTTGATGTTGCCGTCCTTACTACGTATATAACGCTCACCAATCTCATAGTAATCTTCTAGCCAGTCTACAGATCGAATGGCTGATTTTACTTCTTCTAGTGAGGATTCGTCTAGGGAGTTAAGATGTTCACGAGCGCATAGTATCTGACCAGAGATACCAGACTTACCATAACGATAACCCTCTACAGCAGTCATCAGTGCAAAGGATCTAGTCTTACCTGATCCACGACCACCCCATGAGCCTCTGTATCGAGCTTCGCCCTTAAATACAGGTACTAGCTTTGGTGGTAGCTTAATCTGAGCTGACGGCACTATCGCCCTCGTATGCTACCAGTTCTATCTTGGTAGGCGCTATAGGTGTCATTGTGCCATCACTAGACTTATTGTCTACCTCAGTCTTATCAGATAGGCCGTGATTGTGTAATACCAGCTTGGCTATAGTAGAGTTATAGTCACCTGTTAAGCCGCCATCAAGAGCCTTTACGAACTGTATATGCTTAATAGTCTCTAACGTACCAAGAAATTCAGGAAACTTTGCCGACCAATTGTCGATAGTTACATCTGAAACTTTTAGATAAAGGGCTAGTCCCTGCTTACTGGGAATGGCAGTTGGGTAATCTTCAAGGTATGCTTCAGCCTTTGCTTGCATATCCTCATCGTACTTTGTAGGTCTACCTGCTGGCATATCAATCTCCACTAGGGGTCGATCAATTAATCATATGTTATATTTTAACACTAAATTGCACAAACTAATACTATTACAGACAGCAAGCCTAGACCTACTGCCTGTGTTGTTTGTGTTTAGTGAATAGGCTCAAGACTAGCATAGTAAGAGTCAAGTAAATCTATCTTAGCTATCTCTAGTGCGCCCATTGCAGCAGCAATATCTACAATATAACCACCACTCTCTATAGCACCATCTTCACGCATTGCTACTAACAAAAACTCTGTCCTGTCATCTCCATCAGTTGCATCATGCTCATCAGCCAACATTCGTAAACGCTGACTAATAGAGCTGCTCGTATCACCAATTTTAGTTACACTCATACAGTTCCCCATGATGGTTTACAAAGCCCCATCTTGGCTTCTAAATTCTTCTTGCGCTCCCTAGCCTCTTTATATTTACGCCAGTCAGATAGTGATACGTGTTTATCTTTCTTAGCTTCTTCTTCATACATGGCTACAATAAACCTGTCTTTAATTAGTCTATTCTTTTCGTGCCTGCTGACGTACTGGTCTGGCTTATCAAACTTCTTCTTGTCTACTACACCACGATACTCAAGCTCTTTGATTATCTGTGCATAGGTGCAACCATGTCGGCAATGATACAGTACATCGTGTTTCTTGCCTTTAGATAATGTAAACCTATCATCACCACCACAACAAGGGCAAGCGCCTGCATATGTTCTACCTCTGCGCTTCATACCTAATTGTTCTGCTATACGTTCAATCATTTTAATCTCCTTTTGTTTTTTTCTAACTGATATATGTAAGTGTATTTACCAGCAGTTTTTTTATAGTAAGCATCACCACTATCTAAAGCGTCTTTGATACGTTTTGCAAATGGCTTTAGCTGACCCTTATACTTTGTTCTAATGGCCTTATCATGGTATTGCTTTCCATTGTATATAATGACCTTTGCACCAGCAACCTCACCAACCATTGTAAAGTTACTTGCTTTGTATATTGTGCCATTGTGACCATACTCCTTATCAGCATACGACACCACAATACCTTTCATCCAATCAGACTCTAACAGTTTTAAAGACCTTCCTATAAAATAACTTTCAGTATTTTTAGGTGTATCATCTACACAACACAATCTTCTTAGCTCTATTACATTTTCAGGATTATCAGAAAATCGCTTCCATTGATTAGCCATAGCCATGCGGCCATAAAACAATGCGCCTTTCATCTCTCCTATAGTGTCATACAAAGCATAACAGAAGTCTGATATACAGCCATTAATATTGCCAGAATAGTGATTACTTTCTATAAATGAACTTACGTCCTGCCTAGATACCCTTTGCACTGTCCAGTCACGCAAACTCATGCTGCTCTCCTTTTTGCATTTCTAATATTCTGACTGGTAATAAACTTTAGCACTTCATCGCTTATACCATTACTTATAGTATGTGCTTTTACCTTGTTAGGCCAAACGCTAAATCTATCTCTGTATTTATGCGCTGCCCAACCCTGACTATAACCCTTGATTGAAGCATAAGCCATAAGTTCTGAGTAAAATTGCGACTTTTCTTCCATGCTTGTTTTTCTGTTACGCTTCTGGCTTGCAGTAAGCTCTACTAGCATCTCATCTGTAGACTCTAGCTGCTGACTTACAGGTATCTCGTAACCACAAGCACAACGTAATCCTACAAAGTGGCCATGACATTGTGGACATTCTTTTACATTAGGTTCTTTGTCTTTGTCTTTTGTAAGCGACTTTTCATTGTAACGCTTATCGCCATCATCTAGCTCATCAGGTACAACGTCCTCTGCAAAACCTAACTTAGATGTATTACCAGCATGATCTAAGATTACAGCGTAGTCTTTATCTTTATGAGACCTGATAACTCGACCTACGCGCTGCACCCATGTGATAAGACTCTTGGTAGGGTAGCAGTCAATCATACATGATACCTTTGGAGCATCATAACCAGTGTTAAGCAACTGTGAGCATGACAGGATCATAAACTCGCCATTGTCGTGCGCTTTATACAGCATCTGACGTTCTTCCTGATCCATATAGCCATCTATGTGTTCAGCAGCTATACCAGCCTCGTTAAACTGTCGCACAAGCTCTTTACTGTGCTTAATGCTAGGAGTAAATGCAATTGTCTGTCTGCCTTCGCCATAACGCTGCCAGTTCTTAATGATGTCTCCTGTGAGCTTATCGTCTTTCTCTATGTTACTAGCCAAGCTCTTTGGATCGTAGTCTGTACCGCCAGTTGGTAATGCCTTAGTCTTTACACCAGATAGATTAACCTTTGCTCCGCCATAGTATTTAGCTTTTGCTAGGTAGGTCTGGTCTTGTAGCTGTCGTGTAGTGATTGGCACTAGTAGGTCGTCAAAGTATTTACCTAGACCCTTACTGTAAGGTGTGGCTGATAAGCCAATAAACGGAATGTTGTTGTATGCATTCATCATAGCAATGTGAGCCTTATACAACACTTGGCATTCATCAATGATGCAGACGTCAAATACAGGCATCTTTGGCTTTTTAGCTAGTGTTTGTATAGATGCTATCTGTACAGGAGCAGAGTAACGAGTTCGCTCATGCTTACCCTGAATAACACCAACTTCTATACCGAAAGAGTCAAAGGCTTCTAGTGATTGCTGTACTAACTTAATTCGATCACAGACAAACAATACTCGCTTGCCCTTTGCTACTGCTGATAATGCTAACCATGCTCCTACTATCGTTTTACCAAACCCTGTTGGTGCGGCTAATACTGGACGCTTGTTGCCTGCCTTTAGTGAGTGGCGCAGCATCTCAATAGCTCTTGTTTGATGTGGTCTTAGCTCAATCATTTTGCCACCCTAAACAATCTCTCAACCCCTTTTTTGTTGCCAGTATTGACAGTTAGACTTGATACTATTTCTTTTTCCCATACACACTCAAAATCACTAGGTGCGACATACTCACTAACAAATACAGTGTGACCCTTATTAGCCATATCTCGACACCATTGCCAAAACCCATCATGACTAAAACCGTCTTTATATGAAGTTGTGTTCTGATATGGTGGATCACAATAGATAATTGAGTTATGGGGTATAGATATGTCACTGTAGCTGCAACTATACAACGTAACACCTTGCAACTTTGGGCTTTGCTTTACAGCATTATTGTACGCCTCTCTAACGTAATCCCTTGGCTCTCCATTAGGTTTATTGCCTCGACACCAGCCACCCATAAACTTACCACCATAGCTTAATGCAAATGATGCGTATCCTTTATGATTGTAATCATCATTAGACCTTAACTCCTTGTACATATCTTCAGTAAATTGACTATTGTTTTTAGGCAAGTCATAAAGACAGTCTCGTATAGACACAAGCCCAGCAATAGCATATTTGTTAAGATCAAACCCATAGCGAATACCATCAACCTTATCAATCATATTACCACCACCTACAAACGGCTCAACCCACGCCTGACCATCTTTCCGATCTTTGAGGATAATTGGCAATATATGCTTTGCTATTCTCGTTTTACTACCCATGTACTTCATTTCTTCTTCTCCTGTTTATTTTAGGCAATAGTAGTCATTAGATGGTTAGGGACACCTATACCAACAAGTCATCTATTACTCTAGTCTAATACGCCAATTTGCCGAATCGCTTCATCATTCCGTGATTGCTGCGACAAGCCCCTAATTGTGTCCACTGTCTCGGTTTGTACCTTGCGCCTGAGTTGCGTTTGGTCAGTCCCATCATACCTGTGGCGTATTACTATCGCGCGTTTAAAGCCATTGCGCTGGGCATAATGCTTGAGTTTTGGTCAGCACTGATTAACACCTTGGGTCAGGATGTCCCAAACAGTACCAACAAGAGTCAAAAAAATTGTGTTACAAGGTAACATTTGATAAACTTAGCACTGAGTCGGCTAGTCGAATTTTCTGTTCTCTTGTCGGCTGTTGCTGGGATTGCGTTCCCATCACCCGACTCACTTTATTCTATAGTCCCTGCCTGATTACGTCAAGCAGGGATTTTTTTTTACTTCGATTTTTTTTGACTGTCATCTTTTTTATCTGACTTTGGCTTATCCTTCTTACCAAAGATACGATCCCAGCCATCGTCATATTTCTTAGTAGGCGCTCTGCTTCGTAACGCATCACCTGTTGTTGGATTAGTAGTAGCCATAATAAACCTCTATAGTAAAACTTCTGAAATGACGATAGCCACTGGCGCTATAAAAGCACCAGCGAATACCATAAATAATAAAACATCAAACCATTCTACATCATTCACTGTCATCACCTATTAAATACATTACGCCTTGTGTGACTGCTAGGTAAAATGCAACGTGTCCCATTACGTCTACCCAGTGCTTCTGTGTGGCTGCTTCGCCTAAGTCAGTGTTAAAATACATCATAGTGCCTCCGTTACCATGTACATTAGAAATAGCCAGAAAAAAAACATACCAGCTAAACCAATTACCCAATCTTTTATTTTTTCTTTTGTAGTCATTTTATTCTCCTAAAAGTTAGTGACTATCTGTTGTACGCCTCTGGCGCGTTCTTGCTCTAACCATTCAAGATGAAAGGTCTCACAATCTTCAGGCTCTTTACCAGTAGATAACTCAAGCTCAAAAAGCCTATCACGCTCGATCCTAATAGCCTTCTTAATACTCTTAAGGTCTGCTGGTATTCTTGCTTGCCAATTACGGCCTGTCATATCTGGCTTACTCATAACTCCTCCTATTAGTGTGGTAGCCTAAAGTTGGGTTTATCTGTTTCACGAGTCAAAGTTACCCAGCCCAAATCAATACTGTCTCTATCAAAACTGGCAGCAGGCGGCTCACGCTCTAGCCATTTAGTCATACCTTTATTGCCATAATAGTAAGCCTCTTTGCGACCAAACCAGTGTCCTGTTACTGATTCAGCGACTTGAATATAAGTACCCAAAACTGTGTGTCCGTGATAAAGGTTTGCTAATTTTGACATAACTGTATCTCCTAGAGCCGCACTAGGCGGCTCATAAATAAATTAATTAGTCTCTATCTCTTGGCATAACACTGTTGTAAGAGTAGGCTTTGATTCGGTCATCACCAGAACCCTCATTGGTGCATTTAATTCTTTTTTTAGTAAAGCCCATCACAACGCCAGAGCCATACACATTAGTTCCTTGACACTTTACCCAAACTTTTTGACCTATTTCGTATTGCATTTTTTCTCTCCGTTTATTTAACTTACAGGTATATAATAACAATACTATTAACTTAGTGCAACAACTTTATTAACTATTCTATTAACTTTTTCTTGTGTCGTAGTTTCCGAGAAAATATAGACTTAACTCTTTTATAGTAATCTATGTCAAATCTTCTGACTTCGTTATCGTTCTCAAGCGCCTCTACCTTGTCTAGCCCTATACGATCAATCAAACCTTTTCGATACTCTACAACATTGCCCGAAAGATGGCGGTTACAATGTACGCACTGGCTATGGCAGTTGTGCATATTAAAAGCCAAGTGGGAAGCTGATCCCCTACTTCTGTAATGGCCAGCGTCAACAGCCCCGCCATAACAATCACGCCAAGCCCTGCCGCAACTAATGCAATCCCTACCCCTATCGCGGTATCTAATATAGCTGTTAAAAGACGCTTGAGCCTCTTTCTTCCATTGTGCTGCATTTTTAGTTCTCTCCCTATATTCGGTTAGCTCTTTCCTGTTCTGCTTCTGACGCTCTTTTTTGGCCTTCTCTAAGCCATGTTTAGTAGCATGGTCATATGAACAAAAAAAACCCAAGGGTACAGTGACACCTTGGGCAGCAGGGAAATATTCTTTGCAGTGGCGACAACGCTTCTTACTGTTAGCCATCTATCATTGCCAAATATGCTTCATATTGTCTAGTAACATCATCATTAAACCTGACGTTACGCTCTGCGCCATAGGCAAACAACCAGTCAATAAACTCAGTACCTTCCTCTATCTTGAAGCGACTTGTCTTTGGCGGTACAGGCATCCAGCCACCTTCTGTCTTTCTGCTAGGTATGTATTGCAGACCTTGACTGAGTGGCCTTTGTTCCTGTTCTAGCTCAAAAGCAAACAGCAACACTAGATATTCTTTTGCCCCATCAGCACTT